AAGGCTACCGCCAAGACGCAAGTTGTACCCAAGCCGGATGTAAAAGGGCTATATACAAAGCCTGACGCAGCCGAAATAAAGAAACAAAAAGTAGAGCTACGCCGTAAAGCAGAAGACCGCCGCATGCGTGTACCCAATTACTCTATTGAGGAGGATGACTGATGTTAATTAACGGCAAATATGTTAAGGAAGAACCCCCCAAGATCGGCGTGTTTTATTACGCGCAGTACCGTGATAAGAAAACTACACCGGAAGAACGATTAGCGCAGGATATTTTGCTTGGGCTTCGCTGCCAGAGTGAAAGTTTTTTATCCAAGGTGTTCGGGCTTTTACTACGTGTATAGGAGATGACATGAAAGACATGATTTATATCATAGGCATATTTTTCTGCGCGGCACTATCGTTCACGGTAGGTAAGATGGAAGGCACAACCGCAGGGCTTGCTGCTGCCGCGATCATTGCACCCACACCTGAAGCTAGTTTAGAGAAGCAGTGCGTCGCATGGTTCTTCAACGCTGATTTAAAGGCTGCGAAGAAGCATATGTGTGGCGGTAAAAAATGAGAGCCGAACCTACCCGCGAGTGGCAAGCAACGGTAGACCATACGAGGCGTGAAGCGATGCGTACCATAGCCGACATACGGCGCGGTGTTGTCAACGAGGAAGACATCGACAAGATGCAGAACTTCATGCTGTTTGCACTAGCACTAATGCTAATGGAAGGAGACAAGAAATGGGCGCGAGCGAAACTGAATGCGGAACTGATGAGTCTAATGAAAGAAAACCAGTAACGAAAAAAATGCAACGCACGTATGACGCGATGTTGATTAAAACTTTTCGTGAAAATAAACGTATGTCAGAGTTAGGCAATTGGCTTGCACCGTGGGGCATAGACCTACAGAAGCACAACCTTAAGCGTTGCCCTAAAAATGTGTACTGGCCGGAGCGCATACAGGAAATGGTTGGCAGGTACATGCGGCCATTAGCAGACCGGCTGTGGGACACAGATAGATCGCAAGATATTGCAACGCTGGATTGGATGGTGAAGATACGGCTAGGTGGGCAGGATAGGAAATGGGATAACGAACGTGCTGCACTCAAGCGGACATCAAACCTTGATAGATCAAGAGCAGGGCATCTTAGAGAAGACTACGAAAAACATTTAAGGAATAACCAATGGCACGTAACCAAATGACACATACGGACATAAAGGCGTTAGCCATAGAAGCCTCCGACATAAAAGAGGAAACGTGGAGCGGCGGCATGGACATGACATGGGACGAGATCGAACGCTTTACCGAGTTGGTTGAGACCCATACCCGTGAACACTGCGCCAAGATGTTATCTGAAGAAGGTTGGTTGATGGCAGCGACGTTAGTGAGGGTGAAAAAATGACCAACGAACAAACAATGAAACTCATGGAAGAACTGGGGCTTCACGATGGCGGGGTTGATAACTGGTACTCCGATAATGCGTGGGTTAAGTTTGCCCGCTTAGTAGCAGCAGCGGAGCGCGAGGCGTGTGCAGCATTGTGTTTTCAGATGTGGAACAAGTGGCTGGACTCTGAAGATAGAAGTGAGTTCACGCGCCCTGATGCAGAAGATTGTGCAGCAGCTATCCGCGCAAGGGGGCAGGTATGAAGTACGAAGACTTTGAAAAGTTCATACAAGAAAAATGTATGTACGAAACAATCTACGATGACAGCGATGGTAGACAGATACTCGTAATAAAAATGTTAGACGCGTATGGCATGGTAAACAAAGCACAGCGCGAATGGCAGGGTCTGACGAAGGAAGAGCTATCTAATTCGGCAACAGCCAAACATAGAGAAGGTGCAATGTGGGCAGCAGCCAAGCTAAAGGAGAAGAACAATGGATGAAGAGAGATTATTTACCAAAGCACAAGCATTGGACATAGCTCAAAAATTATTTGATAGCGCAGCACTAAACGCAGTGCCTATTGGATGGGTAAGGAAAAAAGAATGGCAGGGTCTGACGGATGAGGAAATAGCCGATATGCACCACGAGATCAAAGTAAAAGGCATGGGCGCATACAAAACCGAAGACATTTACCGCGCCATCGAAGCCAAGCTAAAGGAGAAGAACAGTGGCTTATAAAGACTTAGAAAAAGAACGCGAACGTAAAAAAGAATGGTACGAAAAGAATAAAGAAAAAATTAGTGCTCAACGGCGCGCGCAATATCAACTAACCAAAACCAAAGCAGACCCCAAACTTATTGAAGATCGCCGCGCTTATCAGAAAGAGTACTACAAAAATAACCGTGAAAAATGTATAGAGTCCGTGAAAACGTGGCTCGCAAAAAATCCTGAATATCATAAGAATTATGTAGAAAATAATAAAGAACGTACTAAAGAAAACCGTAAAAAATACTACGTAGAAAACAAGGAAAAAATAATACAAAAAACTAAAGAGTGGGCAAAGAAAGCGTTTGAAGAAAATCCTGACAAGATTAGAACAGAAAGGCGCGCCAGAAAAAAGGCGTACAAAGCTAAAGACCCGCAACGCTATAACGAAATGGCAAGGAAGTGGAATAGAAAAGCTGAAAACGTAATTGCTTCAGAGTTGAGGGATTGTTATATACGGCAGTTGTTGTGTAAACATCCTGTAGTAAAAAGGTTGTTACCAAAAGATATACCGCAAGAGTTGATCGAAGTTAAACGGTTGGAAATTCAAATAAGGAGATTACTAAATGAAAAACGTAACTGAGTTGAGAGAGCAATTGTCGCAAGTATTTACCGAGTTGCGTAATGGCGGGGTCAAGCACTCCGATGCAGCAGAGTTAGCAAACCTTGCAGGTAAGATGATTACATCCGCCAAAGTGCAATTGGAGTACTACGCTTTGCGTAAAGAAGCGCCTACCATTAGCTTTCTAGCGAGCGTAGAAAAGAAGGAGAAGAACCCATGAAAGCCTTTACCGTCAAGTGGCATCCAGACCGTGACATGACTACCATCGAGTACACCGTATCGTTTGTTGACTCACCTGTCCTAACACAAGCAGACATATTAAAAGACGTACTGTTTGAGTTGGAAACTAAATACAACGAAGTGATAGAGAAGCTATAGGAGAAGCGCAGTGACTGAACAACGCAAACTAAATCAAAATATGTATGCGCAAATCTTCGTGATGCTGACCCGTGAGCCATGTACCACGCACGATCTGGTCGAGGAGACAGGCATACACCTAGTAACAGCGCAGCGTTTGATGCGGTGCTTTAACAGGTACAAGCTAGTGCATGTATGCGGGTGGGAGAAGGACATAAAGGGGCGCGACTGTACGCAGATATATAAGTTTGGTAAGGGTAAGGACAAACCCCGTCACCGCATGACCGATGCCGAACGCACTGAACGCTATCGCAACAAGAAGAAAATGATGGCGCTGACTAATGTATTACACGGAGCGCATGCATGACCCCAGAAGCAAAAGTAAAAGCCCGCGTAGTAAAGATGCTTAAAGAGATGGGCGTGTATTACTTCTTTCCCGTTACTGGTGGCTTTGGTCGTTCAGGTATCCCCGACATTGTTGGTTGTATGTCGGGGTTATTTATTGCGGTCGAATGTAAGGCAGGTAAAAATAAAACTACTGCACTACAAGAACACGAGATTGCTGGCATACGTCGGGCTGGTGGTTTTGCTTTTGTAGTTAACGAAAACAATCTTAATGAACTGAGAGACCTACTATGCCAACTGCACACGACGCGTTTGACCTAGCAATGCGTATCGCGGAACTAGATGAAGACGCTAGAGAGCATCTGCAATTTGTTTTATCCACGTTAGTTAGTTGTTACGGAGAAGAAGACGGACAGGCAGTAGTTATGTATGCCCCTGTCGATAGCAAAGTCACCGAAGTAATCATGATTAACTGCACCGACATGGACGCAGCACGACTTGTTGATGCTGCACGAGCTTGCATGCTTGCTTTGAATATAGTAGACGCACCAGAAAAGGAGAAATTTAATTGAGTGCCCCCTATAAAACAATAATAGTCTGCGACTTCGAAACACGATGGTCAAAAGCAGACTACACGCTGACCAAGATGACCACGGAAGAATACATACGCGACTCACGATTCAAAGCGTTTGGTATGTGTATTAAAGACCTTAACGATGACAGTCCGGCTGTATGGGTACGCGGTTCCGAGATTCCCCGATGGGTCAGCAGCATTGACTGGTCAACCACAGCAGTACTGGCACACAACGCACAGTTCGACGTTGCTATTCTTGAGTGGGTATATGACGCGCACCCCGTGTTTATCTTCGACACTTTATCTATGGCTCGCGCACTGCGTGGTGTAGAGGTTGGCAACTCGCTGATGAAGCTGGCACAAGACTTCGACTTACCACCGAAGGGCAACGCAGTACATAGCACTGACGGGCTGGCTGAAATATCGTGGGAAGTAGAGATGGAGTTAGCTGACTACTGCCGCCACGATGTGTTCTTGTGCGAGGAGATATTTAAACGCTTAGTCAAAGGCTTCCCCGCATCGGAGTTACGCTTAATTGATATGACGCTCAAGATGTACACGCAACCTAAACTGATACTAGATCAGGACATGCTAATGGAGGCTATTCGAGATGAAAAAGAACAGCGTGAAAACGTACTTGCGCGGCTTGGGGTGGACGATGCGGCACTGGCTAGTAATCCTAAATTCGCAGCTATTCTGGATGCGATGGGATGTATCGTTCCAACTAAGAAAAGCAAGACGACAGGCAAGACAACGCTTGCATTGGCAAAGAATGATGCGCTTTTTCAGGCAATGCTCAACGGTGAACGGGAAGATGTGGCACTACTGTGTGAAGCGCGACTTGCAGTTAAATCAACCACCGAGCGAACACGAGCACAACGCTTCTTGGACATCAGTACGCGTGGAGCACTACCCGTACCGCTCTCATACTATGGAGCCAAGTCGGGACGATGGACTGCCTCTAAAGGTAGCGCCATCAACATGCAGAATCTCAAGCGACATACCGAAGCTAAGAGATCGTTCCTCCGCGACGCAATCATGGCACCAGATGGATACGCGCTTGTAGTCGGTGACTTGAGCCAGATCGAACCGCGTGTACTTGCGTGGCTATCAGACTATACCGAGATGCTCGACATCTTCCGATCAGGCGGTGATGTATACGCTACGTTTGGTTCGCAGATGTTTAATATCCCCGGCATGACTAAGTACACGCATCCCGTACACAGGCAGTCAGCGAAGTCCGCGTTGTTGGGTGCAGGGTATGGGCTAGGCTGGGCATCGTTTGCATCACAGCTACTGACAGGCTTTCTGGGTGCAGCACCGATGCGCTACGACAAGACGTTTGCTAAACAGTTAGGTGTTACCGGCGAGTACGTTGAATCGTTCATGGACTACGAAGAAAACGTAAAGAAGCTAAACGAGATACCGCACACCTGCACTGACGCGGAGCTTATCGTACACGCCGTGGCCGCCAAGAAAATCATCGACATCTACCGCGCTACGGCACACCCTGTTGCATCCTTCTGGGAGATGTGTGCGGGGCTACTACAGTCTTCGTTAGTAGCGGGCAAAGAGTTCACATATAAGTGCTTGACGTTCCGCAAGGGTGAGATAGAATTACCTAACGGCATGAAGTTGCTGTACCCGAACCTGCGCGGGGAGAAAGACGATAAAGGTAGGATTCAGTACGTTTACGGGGACGATGCCACCAAGCTATACGCTGGCAAGATCACCAATAACGTCACTCAGGCTATTGCCCGCATTGTTATGACAGACGGTATGTTGCGTGTCACGAAGAAGTATGCCGTGGTAGGCACAGTGCATGACGAGCAGTTAGTGCTGGTGCCAGAGGCTGAAG